AATCTATGTCCCTGGAGGGAGAAATTGGATTAATTCTTCCAACAAATGCTAATAAATACAACGCAGCATATATGCCAAAAGCACAAGGTACGCGACAGACTTTTAAAGAACAAGATGTAAAAGAAGTTACTGCACCAGCAATAATTATGCCCAGAAGAAGTAACAGTTTTGCCCATGAGTGGGGTCATGCTTTAGATTGGTATATTATGGAACGTATGAGTCCAGATTGGCATGAGGGTATTACTGGACGAATTAAAGGTATGGGAGAAAACCCAAAACCTTGGATGGATACAGCACCAAAACAAATAAAAGAAGCTTTTGCTGATCTAATGAACGCTATGTTTTTTGATAAAGCTGAGTTTTCTGCAAGAATTATGGACATCGAGCAAAAGATAGCAAAGCTTGAAGTTAAGAAAAGAACACCGAACCAAGACAAAGAGTTAGAAACGCTCAGAGAAAGATTACGCAAAGCCGTAGAAGAGGGAAGCGCAAGGCTTAAAGTTAAGAAATCACAATACAAAGTAGATACAGAAACATTTAGCCAGGCAAAGTATTGGTCTAAACCAACAGAAATGTTTGCAAGAGCTTTTGAAGCATATGTATCGCACCAGATAACAGCAAGACAGGGAACAACAGAGTTTGTTTCTAAGTCTGATGAAGCATATCAGCTTACTATAGACGAAGTGTCTGGTGCTGATGAACGCCTTGCTCTTACATACCCTAAAGGGGAAACCAGAGATAATATATTCCTAGCAATGGATAGATTGATGGAAGCTATTAGATCTCAGTTTCATAACGATGTGGCAGAAAGACCTGGGGATTATGACATGATCGATCAACGGATAGATTTCGCTGGTCAAATAACATCTGGCATGAACAAGCGTGTGACAAGTGAGATTATCAAAGCACAAAAAGCAGATATGCAAGCAGCAAAAGTTCAAAAAGAAAGAGAAAAAGAACGCCCTATTCGATATGAAGATTTAGGCACTGGAATATTAGCAAAAGGCAAAAGAACTATGAGGTCTATAGAAGACCAAGTTTTAAATAATGTTCTCTACACTAAAAGAGGAGTTGCGTTCCGTATTGCTGATAGGTACGGAAGACACCCAAGTTTGAATAGGGAAAGAACAGAAGAGATAAACCAAGAACTAAAGAAAAACAAAAACCTTACGCCTTTACAAAAAGAAGAATTACGCAAAGAAAGAGATAGTCTTAATACTAAAAACAAGCAACAAGTCAGAAATATATTAGAAAATATCATACGGAGGGTTGCTACTGATCCAGGAGGTAAAAGAAGAACATTCTCTGGGGGTGTTTTTGAAGAAGCTATAAGAATTAACGGACGAAGATTTGCCACTCGGTATCAACAAATAATTAATAAATATCGGCTAGGAACTTTGACTAAAGACGAAGATATGCAACTAAGATTGCTACTTACTGCTGATAGTGAAGTGCAAAGAAAAGCATTAGAGGGTCAAGTGCCATCAAGATTGATTAAGGCTGCTGCTGATATACGAAACAAAATGCTAAATCCAATGTACGATTATGCAAAGAAAGCTGGCATACCATTGAACTATCTGGATGATGGTAGCTATATGCCACGAATACTTGACAAGGTTCTTGTTTTTAGCAGAGAAAAAGATTTTCTTTATGGATCTGGGGAAAACGATACTGCACAAAATCCAAGTATGAAAAGAGGTGCGTATGGATTGTACCACCAGGTTATATACGTTAATGAAGTGGGAACTCTTAATGTAGGAGATATAGATCAAGCGCAAGATCTTATCAATATGTCCAGGAGAACAAAACTAAGAGATGATCCAAAAATGGAAGCTCTTAAACCTCAGTTAGATGAATTTGATGATGCTGTGAAAGCAATAAAACTAGCCGAAAGAATGAAAAAAGAAGCAGAACAGCGAAACAAATCAAAAAAAGAGGGAGAATCATTAGAGTCAACAGAGCAATTCGACACCGAAATAGAACAAGCGAAACAAACTATCGAAGAAATGCACGAAGATATATACAATGCAATAAGACCTATTTTTGCAGATGTTTCAGCGCGTGATTGGTTTTTGCGTTTACACTTGTCTACTGGTCAAGACCTTTACGCACATACACCACAAAACTCTTTTATGAAACAAAGAAAACTGCCTAAAGAAGCAGACAGTTTTATGGTTGAATTTTACGAAAGTGCTGTTGATTCTATTAACACATACATACCAGCGATTGTTCGCAAAGTAGAAACAGATATTAGATTCGGCAATCGGCACGTTCCAAAAGGCGAAAGAAGAAATGAAGAAACTGGTCAAGTTCACGACTATCTTAGCTATTCTATGGCAAAAGCAAGGCAACTTGGCATGGATCATGTTGATGCCGAAAAGTTCGAGCTTGTTATTAATACAATATTAGGAAGAGCTAATATTGCTAAAGACACAAGTTTTAACAGAGGTCTTAACAAGATTCATGCTTTTGGTACTATGGCGTTATTACCCAGGGCTGTGATGTCATCTCTTGCTGAACCTCTTGCCATTGGAATAACTACTGGCAGTGTGCAAAAATCAATTCAAAACGTCTATACACTGTTTGATGGTGCTTATGGAATGATTAACAATGACGCAAAAGAAAGAACATTATTCTTTAGACAATTATCAAACATACTGGGAGTTGTTGATGAGCCTACAGTTGGCGAAATGGTAGCCAATAGACTAGGTGGAACAATGGCTGAAGATCCAAAAATGAACGCTATGGTTAATAGATTTTTTGTAAGAACAAAATTACAAGGTTTAACTAATGCACAGAGAAGATCATCTATGCGTGTATGGTTGCAGTTTATGACAGAGCTATCACACGAATACAGAGCAGAGGGAACAAAGCCACAGAGAAAAAACGCTATAGAAAACATATTTGCTGATATGGGTATTTCTAAAAAATCAATGGATCAGTTTACAGGATTTATGGCTGAGTCCAAAGATGCAAAATTTAAAGCTCCAAACCTAGAAGATATAATGGAAGCAAACGGAGAGCTATCTGACATGGGAAGTCTTTTAGCAACAGCTATGAATAGAGCTGTAAGTATGACAATACAAGATCCAATGATAGTAGATAGACCTATGTATGCAGAACATCCACTTGGCAGATTGATTTTTGGGATACAATCTTTTATGAACGCTATGACAAGAAATATTCTTATAGCATCAGCAAAAAAAGTAGCTAGAGAAACAAAAGAAAGTGGTTACGCTAGTGGCGCTCAAATGCTGGCAATCCAAATGTTGCCCAACTTTTTATTGTTCTATAGTGGTCATTTCTTAATAAGCACTTTGCGTGAATATTTATTTAACCATGACGCTATTGAAAGAGAAAAAGAAGAAGATAATTTAGAAGGATACTTGCTTGAGATTGCTTTACTAAGATCTGGTTTAACTGGTAAGTTTGATCCTTTTATCAATATGTATAAATCATTGCGTTATGAAGCAGACGTAAAAACAGTTCTTGTAGGTGCTTCGTTATCTTATTATGCAAGAGCAGCGCAAAGAATTTTCGGTTTGTACGCTAAAAATTCAGAAAATACTGTTGCTGCCGAATACCAGGCTCTTCGTGGATTCTATGATATCTTTGCAACTACTGGAATATCCATATTGACGGCAATGCCTGGGCTTGGTCCGATAGGTGGAACGGCTGCTGGAGCTTTGTCTATGTATGCTTCTAGTCCAGAAGTTAAACATTATCTAATTAGAGAAGCTATTAACTTGGCTTACGGAGAAAGATATTATCCAGGAAGAAAACAAAAGAAAGAAAATTGGGCGAAAAAGTAACACATAAAAAGAAACATCTTCGTTACACAAAAGAAGAAATTGCTAGAATAATGAAAGCAATTAAAGAAAATATCAAAACAGAAATCATTTCAATCGATAGTTTTAATAATAAAAAACAAAAGCAAAAAGAAAAATAACTGATAAACAAGTACTAAAACTAAGCTTTTTAATTGTTTACATATGCTGGTTTCTAAATGATCCGTTAGCTATCATAGAATTGTATTACAATCTATGGCAGTTCTTTTATCCATAATATTTGTCTGCTTACCAATAGACTCCAGTTTTTTTAGCAGTACGGAGTTTTTTACTGGTTAAAATATTTCTGATGTGTATATTAGAAGAATAACAAATAAGGTAATTTTATGAATATTGAAATAAATGCAAAAAAAGTTGTCTATGATTTTGGTGGAATGACGCAAACTGCACGTTTATTAAGAGATCATGGAGTCACAATTACCAGAGATGCAGTAGATAAATGGCGTAGAGCAAAGCGTATTCCTCTATTTCACTTTGCTAGATTGGCTCTTATAGCCAAAGAACGTGGTCAAAGATTCGATATTTATGACTACATTGTAGAAATCGAGCAAGAAAAATGAGCGTTTGGGGTATAGATCCTGGTATTAATGGTGCATTAGTGCATTTTAATCCACAAGAGGGCGAGATCGATATACATGATATGCCTATAATGGAGGTTCGTGGAAAGAAAACTGTATCTCCTAACCTTGTTGCTCAGATCTTAAAACAACATCAATCCCCAGCGTACATAGAAAGAGTAGGGGCTATGCCAGGTCAAGGCGTAACATCAATGTTTAATTTCGGCAAGGGATACGGAATAGTTTTAGGTGTTCTTGCTGGTCTGGAGTACCCTATCAATACTGTTAATCCATTAGAATGGCAGAGAAAAGTTTCTATGCCTAAAGGCAAGGACGGATCGAGGGAAAGAGCGTGTCAACTTGCCCCTAATTACTCCCAATTCTTTGCAAGAAAGAAAGACAATGGCAGAAGTGATGCTTATTTAATAGCATACTATGGTTTTTCTTTTGCTGATAACATATGATAATTAAATGAACGGATTTAAGTTACATAAATTAAAGAATGTAAGTGCTTCACAAGTGGCTAAATTTAGAAGCGCACCAAGCGCATGGGCTTGTGAAAAGCTAGGTAATGTTAGATTCCCAGCATCCTATCCACTTATTCAAGGCTCTGCTGTAGAACTAGGAGTTGAGTTTGGTGTGTTTAACAAGGATGTAAAGATAGATGATTGTGTAAGAGTAGCTATAAATTACTTTAAAAAGAACACGATGCTTATGAAAGACGTTGCTGAAGAACGTGAAAAACGCACACCAATAATCACACGCATGGTACAAGCTGGAATTGAACAGCTTAGACCTTTAGGCGTTCCATCAGATCCACCAGAGGGTAGCAGACAGCATCAGATAAAAATACCAGTTCGATTTGCTAAAGGTAACGATGGGACTATAGATTGCCTGGGATACTTAGATTTCTATTACCCAGATTTAAATCTTATTGTTGATTTAAAAACGTCTAAAAATGCTCCTAGAGGTTGGTCTTTGGCGCATGGAATCCAAGCATCTGTCTACCAAAGAGCAATAGCATCAACAACTGGAACAGTGCCAGAAGTTAAATTTCTATATGTTTTATCAAGACAAAAAGATCCTTGGTTGTGGTTAGATCTGGATGATTCTTCTTACTATTTGGAAAGCTTTAAACAAACTGTATGTCAAATGGAGAAGTTTCTACGTCTATCCAGTAATGCACAAGATCTTATTGCAGCTCTTCCTTATGATCCAGATAGCTTTTATTGGAACGATGCCCAAGAAATTGCAACGAAATTTTACGGCTAGGAGAGCTATACTTGGAACAGAAGTCGATCAAGAAACACGATGCACTCACTCTACTCTTTGGTGGAACGTACTTTTTCAAGCACTTGTTGACTCAACAAACCTGGAGAATCCAAACGTCACAAGAGCAAATCATGCAAAAGAAGCTATTAAATGGATATTCGAAAATAGAAAAGATTTTGAAACTGTCTGTGGTCTTTCTGGCTTTGATCCGGACTATTTCAGAACTCGTGCTAAGAAATTCATCAAGGCACGATATTCAGCCGAACTCCTCGGCTCGGTGTTCGCCACACGCCGAAAGAATTTGTGGCGATATAATAAATCAAAGGAGATTTAAATTATGCCATTACAAATTTTAAACACATCATCTGGAAATGCTTTTGTCCGATATTCGATAGAAGATAATATGTGGCTTATGTCAACGCCAGAGGGAGAACCTAGGGACGTTACAGACGCTATTATGTCTAATCCAATATATATTGATATTGCTAATATACAAATGGGCTGGTTGAAGTTACAGGGTGGAAGAGATTGGGTCATTTGGGAAAATAATGATGCGTCCTCTGCTCCAAAACCATCTGAAGCACATAAACAAGGTTTTTCTGTATTTATGTATAGCAAGAAGGTTTTTGGCGAAGATGAACCACAAAGAGAATTTTGTTCTAGCCAAGTAGGTATGCTTGAATTTGTTAAAAAAATATATGATGAACTGGAAGACAGTTTTGAAGATGGAAAAGCAGCCGTTATACAAATTACTGGCGCAACAAGAGTTAAAATAGGTAGGGGTAGTAGTAGAATACCAACATATAAATTCATGGGAATGAACACCAGCCCTATTGAAATTGATGAACCAATACCACAGGAAACTCAAAAGGTTATGCCTACTGTCGAACACGCTACTGAGTCTGCTCCAGTAGCGAGTACCACTAAATCTGATGACGTTAATTTTGACGAAATCTAAGTGGTTACTAGGGAGGAGGTTTTAATCCTTACCTCCTCCTCTTTTTTTGAGGGCAGAAAATGATAGAAAAAACAAAATCGCAATGGGCAAAATACTGGGCAGATAAGGGTTTTAGTGTCATCCCAGTACACTATGTTAAAGAAGATGGAAGCTGTAGCTGTTCTATGGGCAAAGTCCAGGTAAGCATCCAGCGCATACAAAATGGAAAATATATCAAGATAAGAAAGCTGATGAACACACTTTGGATATGTGGTTCAAAGGTCGGTTTGAGAAATATAATATTGGAGTCGTTACTGGTAAAGTCAGCAATAATATTTTTGTTGTTGATGTAGACGTTGGCGATGGTAAAGATGGGGACGATAGCCTTAATACTTTGCAGTTAAATAATGATGATTTACCAGAAACATTAGAACAAATTACTGGATCTGGAGGTAGGCATTATTTCTTTCAAGCTCCAGAAAACCATCAAATACATACTGGGGCAAACACTCTTGGATCTGGTATAGATACTAGGGGCGAGGGTGGATTTGTTGTCGTTGCACCAAGTATTCACAAATCTGGTGGCACATATAATCTTGTAGAGCAAGAAACTGTAGTACATACAAGTCCAAATTGGCTTGCAGATTTATCTAGTGAAAGTCATTTCCAAACGAATGGAACTGGAAATGGACTCAATGGTGCTGTAAAAGATAGATGGGGCGATCTGGTTGATGGTCGAGAATCTTATATGGTTACTGTTATACTGGGATCTATAAGAACATGGTACGCAACAAAAGGCAATCTGCCTACATTACAAGAATTAGTAGATGAAGCGTATCCAACATACGAAATGAGAGCAAAAGCAAGAGGAGATAACTTAGATCAAGATGGTCGAGGTTTGGATCTTTTTACTTATAAATGCAAATATCAGCTAAAACGTGCCAAGAAT